TCCTCAGCCTGCCTCAGCAGGTATAGGTACGCCTGATCTATGATGGCCCCGGCCGCGTGCCAAGCTCCGACACCAGTTCGTCCACCGTCGTGAATTCGGTCCCGAAGTGCGGGTCCACCCGATGCCCGTTCCGCACGACTGGTGGCGGCGACATTTCGGCGGTCACGGCGCCCGCCAGACTGTCCGGGATGACGACAACCTCCCCACCCTCGGAAACCCGTGTTGGTGGCGCGTAGGATCGCACCGAGCTCGACATGGTGCTGGGCGGCCCATCCAGCGAGACGGAGCGCCCGTTCGTAGGGCGGTTCCACACCGCCGGCACGATCACAGCGCAGATTCGCGCGAGGTCCGATCCCGAGACCGCATTGTCTCGACAGACCTTGACGAAGCGTGGCCATTCGCCATCCACCAGGACATCCTTGAAGAATGCCAGGAAGGCGCCGAAGTTCTCGCGCTGTGCCTCCTCGCTGGTGTCGCTGTCGTCCGTGGACGCCAGCTGCATGATGGTGATGTCGGAGATCTCGCCGGCCCACCGCAGCGTGAACGTCTCGTCGTGCAGATCGAACGTGTCCCGTTCACCCGTGGGCACATCCTTTCGCACCTCGGCGGCGAAACTGCCAATCCGTGCCATTGCCCTGCCTCTCGCTCAGTTGAATGTGTGGAGCTTGAACGGCTTGCCCTTGGTCTTGGTGCCCTTGAACTTGATGGCGGCCCGGTTGGCATTCGCCTTGGCGTGGTGCGTCTTGTGCGACGCCTTCAGCCCACGCGAAATAGCCAACCGATGCTGGTAGCTGAGGTGGTGTCCTTTCGCTACCATCAGCCGCGCGCCACGCCGGCCGTCCACAGGACGTACGGCTTGACCGACGCTGGCTTCTCCAGCTGGAACTGGAAGTTGATGGTGGTGTTGTTGGGCGCCTTGCGCCGCGCGAGCGAGGTAGTGGCGATGTTGAAGCAGCGCCGGAATAGCGCGCGCTGCGTCCGCAGCTCGTCCTCCCAGATGATCATGGAGCGAACCTCGGCGCCCGGGTCGGGCGGGTCGTACGTGTTGAGCTGCGTAGCGCCCGAGCCGGACACCGTGATGACGCCGCCATTGAGCGCCCGCTTGACGTTGGTGAGCGTGACCTGCGCCAGCGCGAACGCCAGACGCGGCACCTTACCCGTGGTGTAGATGGCGACCTGGTAGAACTCCTCGGCCACGTCCACGCCAGCCGTGTTGATGTCCTCGGTGAATTCGGAGCCTTCCTCGGTATAGCCGAGCGGCACCCACGTGCCTGGCAGCACGTCCGTGAACACGCTGCCCGCCACGGTCGGGACCGGCTCGGCCGTCCCCAGCGCGGCGTAGTACAGATAGCCAGGCCCGACACTCAACAGGGTCGGGTCTGCGCCCGGAACAGGCATTCGCCAATCCCCTTTCTATGCTCCAAAGAATCGGTCAAGTGGGACTCCCGCAAGCGGGAATCGGCCGGGCCGCCGTGACGCGCCGCGCCCAGCGGCTACCAGGGCTGGTCGCAAGTGCGGCCGGGGCCGCATGTGGCGAGTGCCCAACTCCTGGTAAATCATGTAGTGGTGCAGGTCATCTGGACCGATGCGCAGCTCCTTCGCGTGCGCTACGTATTCCCAGTGAATGGATTTGGCACCCTCCCCAGTTCGTTTCGGTGCGAAGAACCGCGCCCAACCAACAACCGCGTCCGCGTAGTCTCCCAACCAGACTGGCACCTGCCGCGTGCTGTATGTGAGCCACGCACCCTCGTCGAAGCGGAACTCAAACCGTTGTTCGACTTTCAGCTCCATCTGGTGCCTTTTCCCCGCAGCCGTGCAGACATTCGTCCTCCTCGGCTACGAATACGTGGCGGCAAATCTGGTTGGCCGTTGCTACTGGATCGTCGGGCGCCACATCAATGGTCGGTTCCTGTAGCGGGAGGTAGTCAGCCTCCAGTTCCTCCAGTTCCCGCGCCGCCAAATAGAGGTACTTGGACAGCACCTTCAGCACGTGGCTCGCGGGAATGTCGGTCACAGCGTGTTGTCGTCTTCGGGGTCGTCGTCGTCCGCGAGCCGCCCGACCTTGTCCGCCTTGTTGCCGACGGTTGACAGGCCGCGCTCCCGCAGTACTTCGTCCAGCTCCACGACTGTCAGATCGTCGTATCTGGCCGTGGCCTTTGGCGCCAGCACTTCCTCTTCGGGCGGTGCTACCTCCTCGACCAGACCTTTGGCCAGCAGGCCGTGCTCGGCTTCGTAGTCCCGGTGCACCGGGTCGCCTGGTTGGAATGCCCAACCGCCCAACGGCCCCGAACCAGACGGGTAGTCGATCGGCTTGATGGCCCTGAACTCCACCGGCGGATTCGCCATCGTCACTCCTCTCAGACGTGGTACATGTCAAACGCTAGCTCCAACAGCTGGCGCGGGTTCAAGGTGTCGGGGTCTTGCGAGGAGAATGGCCCGGTCACAATCTGGGTATTGACTACCCAGACGCCCGACATTACCTGGCCATACAACGTAGGCACCAGTGCCACAATGTCCTTGATCTTGTAGGCGGCCTGCTGGCTATCGCCCTTCGCGGCCCAAAGCTCTATCGTCATCTGTACGTGGTCTACATACGGCTCGCTGACCCCGCCCGAACGATTCAGCCGGATGAAGGGCCACACCTCCGTGGCCGGCAGCTCGTCGGAGACGCGCGCAGCCACCTGGGGCCACACCGGCGTCAGCCCGGCGATGAGCCACGCCTGCACGACGACCTCGGCAGGCAGGATCGCTACCTCGGGCGGCGGCGTGGGCATCTACTCCACCGCCAGCCGCAGCGTGGCCTCAGCCCGCAGCTCGTATCCGTTGGGCAGGTGGATCGAGGTGACTTCCCAACGCCCTACCGCATCGACCCAGTAGTCATTGTGCTGGATGTCGGCGTCCGGCATCGCGACAATCTGCACCTGCGTCACGGCCCAAGCGTCTGGCGAATTGTTCTGCAGGTTCGGGCCGGCCAACTCCGCCACCGCCACGCGCTGCAATGGCACCAGAACGTCAGTAGCCGTATCCCACGACTGCGGAGAAGGGTGTTGGGGGCGCCGCAGCGCCAGGTCAGTTGGCTTCAAGTCGATGAAGGCTTGCGTGTTCAGCAGCGCGGCGGCTGCGCCCGCTGCGGCCGACATCAGACCCGCTCAATGGCGCGCGTTGTGGCGTACCGACTGGCGCTGGCGGCTTCGCTGCGCTCCTTGTCGGCCTGGGCCTGAAATTCGCGGGCCATCTCCAGCGCCTGCCGCTGCAACTGGCTCATGGGGCGCGAGCTGCCCGCTTCGTTCACGTCGATCTGGTCCGCGTAACTGGCCGCCTTCTGCCGCCAGAGAAAGGCCGCACTGCCATTGTAGCTCTCGGCATTCGCGGCGAAGGCGGCCGACAGCACCCCATCACTGAACATGGTCGGTTCGGCGGTGTCGTCCACCAACCGGCGCATTTGTTCGAGATCAACGGTAGCCATCGGCCGCCTTCCCTTCGTGCGGACGCCCTACTCGGCGGCGTCGTGCGCTTCCAGCCGTGCGACCTTTTCGGCCTTGTTGCCGGCCGCACTGAGTCCGCGCTCCCGCAGTTCGGCGTCCAGGTCCGCCACGGTCCAGACCTCGTAGTCGGCGTCGTCTTCGTCGTCGTCCTCGCGCGGGCGCCCCGTGGCCGGGTCCAGCGCACTGGCACCGCCCTGGGGATGTACCTCCCGCACCGTGCCCGTGTTGACGTCGCCCGTGGCCGGGTCGTTCGCCGCGCCGACGGCCGCCGGGTGCTGGTCGCCTGCCGCGTACTGCGGCTCGTCCCGCGAATCCTCGATGACGTTGCCCCAGGCGTCCAGGGAAACGCCGCTCGAGGTGAGGTCCGATCCCACTCCGAAACCGACCACGTACTCCTGCTCGGGCACGCCGTCGATCGCTCGCTCTTCCATCATTTCTTGACCTCCCCTCGTGGGATCAGACGTACGCGGTCGGGATCTGGTACGCCACGACAGAACCAGGGTTCTGCATGACGACCGCCACGCCGCGCTGGCGAATGCCCGTGCCGAAGCCGCGCTGGTAGTACGACTCCTGGAGCGGGTAGTCCGGGGCTGGCCCCTTCACCAGCCGCAGGCCGCGCAGCTGGGCGTTGGCGTGCTCGCGCACGCCGACCGGGTTCTGCAGGTTGGCCTGGCCGCCGCTCGCGATGAGCAGCATGTAACCGGCCGGGATGTAGTCCTCCTCGATGATGAGGATGGGACCGTACGCGCCGATCACGTTCATGCCCCGGAACGTGTCCGGCGGCTGGGTGACGCCGAACGCGATCTGCGCGGACAACAGCACGCCCGGCTGGCCGACGGCCGGGATGAAGTCGTACATCCCGATGTTCGTGTCGCCCGCGCCTGGCGTGTCGGTCGTGGCGAGCGAGTCGAGCAGGTCCAGCCGCGTGCGATTCCACGGCGTGCTGGTGGCACCGGCCTTGATCAGCCGGATCTGCGCGCCTTCCTGCGGGTTCACCATCAGGAAGCACAGCGAACCCTGCGCGGGCGAGTACCCGTGGTGGCGCAGGTGCTCGTACGCCCGGTCCAGGTGCGTGCCCTTGACCGCCGTGACGGCCTGCGTGCCCTTGATGGTGACGAGGTAGTGCGAGTGGTTGCCCGAGAACACGGTCGTCTTGTAGGTGGGCGGGACAACGGCGTCCGCGTTCCACAGCTTGAAGACATTGTAGTTCTGCCCGCGAATCGTGGCGGTGAGGTTGACGTTGTTGAAGACAGTCTTCATCACCTGCGAGAAGACCAGGCGGTTGTCCGCCTCGAGCACCGCCTGGTGCACGCTCTCCACCTGCGCGGCCGTGGCGTCCGCGAGGAACTTCCAGGTGAATCGCGTGGCGATGTCGTACCACTTGAACGTGTAGCCCATCGAGTAGTACCCGGCCGATTCCCGAATGCTCTTCGGGACACCGAACTCGGACGCTTCCTCGAAGTCGTCCGTCGCCAGCTGCGGGACGTCCTCGATCGGGAACTGCACCGGGAACGTCAGCAGGTCGACGATGCGCTGCCGCGTCTCGTTCTGCAGCGCCAGCGTGCGCTGGAACTCGGCCCAGATGTCGTTGAGGTCACGACCGTCAACGGTCTGGGTGATGAGGTCGCCCTCGGCGTGCGCACCGCGCGCGGCCCCCGCGATCCCGAGGTAGATCCCCAGGTTTCGCAGTTCCCGCGCGGTCATCGCGTGCGGCGACTGGAGGTTCGCGACCCAACCCGGGATCAGCACCGGGTCGAAGGCCGACTGTGGCTTCCAGAGCTTTGTTGCCTGCATCGTCAATGGCCTCCTCTCAGGTCGCGGCCGGCAGGGTACCGATGGCCATGCGCACGACGACGCGCGAAGCCTCCACGGTGAATCCCACCAGCTTGTTGGCGGTCGCGGTGGCGGTCAGCACGCCCGTCGCCGCGTCGGAATAGACCTTCACGCCCGCCGTCAGGGCCGGCACGGTCTGGTCGACGATCTCGCCGGCGGTCATGACGTCCATGATGTCGCCGATGTTCTTGATGGCGGTCGCGCCCGCCGTGCTCGACGGGAGCGCGGACGTGGCGATGATGACGCCGAGAGGCGATGCCCCGCCCAACGTGAGCTGACCCGAACCGTTGAGCGAAACGGCCAGGGCCGTGTCGCGCTGCGAGTAGGTCAGTGCCACACCAAGCGGCGCCCGAAACAGGCCAACATGGGGTTCGGTCTTGTCGAACCGGGCCATGTTCCCTCCTTATCTGCGAATGCCGTACTTCTGCTTGAGCCGGTCAGTTTCGAGCTGGGTCTTGGACGGACGGTTCGAACCAGCCCCAGTATCGCCAGTTCGCCCCTCCCCCGTGGCACCATCGTCTTCGCGACTGCCACTCTGGACCGAGGTCCGGCGCTTGTTGGTCTTGATCAGGTGCGGCTTCCGCTTGGCCAGGTCCTTGAGAGCTTCGTCCAGACCAATGACGAGGTTGTCCTCGTCGATCTCGACCTCGCTCAGATCCGCCAGACGAAGCGCGTCATCGGGATCGTGCCACTCGTACGAGTTGTCAGAAAGGAAGGCCACCTGCAACCGCAGTTTGCGGTTCAGCTCCTCGAGCCCTGTGACCGTCTTCTGGAGAGCGTCGCGCTCTTCGGTCAGACGAGTCTCGGCGTCCTTTTCCTTGTCCTGGGTGGCAGCGAGTTCCTTCTTGACCGCATCCAGTTCCTTCTGGATATCCCGCTTCCCAAGCCGGTGCTTCTTGGCCTCATTCTGGAGGTCCGCTACCCGTCGCTTGAGACTGCCGGGGTCATCGGCTTCGCCGTCGCCCTCGTCGTCCGAGGAATCCCCATCGGCGTCTGCGCGCTTGCCTCCCGTGCCACCTTTGGCGCCGCCCGCGCCTCGGGTATCCCGGTGCGCGTCATCGCCGGCGTCGTCGTCATCGGGATCGTCCTCGGCCGAACTCCCACCCGCGATGCTCCAGATGGGCTGCCAGTTCTTGCGATATCCGATGATGCGCGGCCTGCGACTCTTGTTGATGAGCGTCGCGCTCGTAGGCACTGTGACCTCCCGGTCATTCTGAATCTTACCCGGTTCTGTTTCCGGCGCGGCTGACTACGCGACAGCCTGCCGCAACAACTCTCGCACAGCGCCAGGAAACCGGCGCCGCCCGACGTGGATCGGCGTCAGAAAACAAAGACAGTTGGGGTGTGGCTTTTCTGGGACGCGATCGAAGTTGAACGTCCGCCCGCCCAGAATATCGCACATGTCCGGCCGATGTTCGCGCACCAGGTTCCACTTCACCGCGCGCACCGCCGGGTTGTCCTGCATCGCGCCTACCTGGGCCTGGTGGTAGGCGTTCTGGACCTCCGTTCGCGCGAGTCGCTGCGCCACATACGACACGCCACCCGGCGCCGAGGGCTTGATGTATTTCTCTACATCCCGCGCTATCTCCTCCGCAGTCTTGCCGAGAATGATGCCATTACGCAGTGTGCGCTCCAGACGGCCGGTCGACAAGGCCTGGGCCCGATACAAGCGCTGCGAAAGGGGGAGTTGGGAGCGCAACCCCAGCCGCCCGTCGCGATATAGCTGGACCCGCGCCCGCACTACTTCGCGTTGCCGCGCCAGGAGATCGTCCAGGTCCGCCTTTGGCAGGCGCCGCAACATCTCATTGTCCAGGCGCTCCTGGGCGCTGGTGGCGGCCTCGGCCGTTGCGAGCACTCCTCGATCTATAGAGCGCGAGACCTTGCCCCAGAGCGTCTGCTGTTGCGCCCGCAGCTCAGCCGTCACCTGCGCCAGGACGACGATGCGGAGCGGCACTGTGGCCCCGCCGTGGCGCCGTACGGCCCGTAGGCCAGCTGCCGCCGCCTGGCCCAGGGCCTCGGCTACCTCGCGATCGACCGGGCGCTGCACGCGCACGTAGGCGCCCAGGACGATGGCCTTGTCGCTCGTCACCCGACCGGGGCCGGCTCAGGCGGGGCGCCCGCGTCTAGCGGCAGACCGGCGTCGTCCAGGCCGCCGCCGCCACCAAGCGCGGCGAACGGGTCGCTCGCAGCCTGCTCGTCCTTGACCTCCTGCGCGACGGAGTCCGGGATGTCGTAACCCAGGCTGGTCAATTCCTTCCGCGCCCAGGCCGCCGAAACAACGGTCGCCGCCAGAAGCTGCATGATCTCGGCGAAGCGCTTGTCGCGGTCCGGCGGGAGCGGCTCGCCTGGCTCGAACTCCAGCACAGCCTCGTTGAAGTCTGTCTGCTCGAATGACGGCACCCAACCGCGCATGATGTCAAACGCCATCTGATTGAGCTTGTCAATCAACAGGTCATTCTTCTCGCCGGCCTTGGCCAACATTGGGCCGAGCTGCAGCAGCAGCGCGATGCCACTCTGCGCCACAGACACATCGACCTTGCCAACGGCAATGTCAGACGTACCCGAGCTTTCCTTCATCTGCTCGATCAGGAATCGCAGGTGCTCCTGGAATGGCGAGATGGAGCCAACGCCCGGCACCCGGATGAAGTCCGTGCCGGCCGCGTGCTCAATGACGCGGCCCGGCCCGATGCGCCACGGCACCACATTGCCATCCTTGTCCGTTGGCGGTCCGGCCGTGGTGGCGTAGACCCCGATGCCGTCGAACGCCAGCGCCAATTCCTCGTCGCTGATGCCTTGGTGGAGTGCGGCCAGGATGCGTTCGTACCCGCGCAGCTCACTGGAGCCGTAGCCCCAGCCTTGCGCCCGAAAGTTCCGCACGTGGTACAGGGGGATCGCCGTGATCAACGCGGGCAACACAATGTCCACAATGGTGGTCTGTGGCTTCTCGCCCGGCTCCCACCACTTCTGCTTGGTCTCGAAGTTGCCGAGCTGGCTGCGGATCTTGCCATTCTCCTTGATGTAGATCTGCCGGCGAATGACGGCCTTGCCCGCCTCGTCCACCGTCTTGTCTACCAACATGGCCGCAATGGTGCGATCCACGTCGTTCGGGTCCGCCACGCGCACGTAGCGCGCCGGGTCTACGTCGTACAGCGAGATCTTCCGGCCCGGCACGGCCGTATCATCCGCCACCACGTGCCAGACCGCGTCGCCCCGAATCAGGCCAAAGCGCTTCTGTGTGGAGAACTTGGACTTGAACTCCTCGCGCTTGGCGAACTCCTCCCACCACATCAATGCCCCGGCCTGGTCGCTGGTGCTCCCAACCTTCGGAGTCTTCCACGTCAGCTGCCGCGCCACCCATCGATGCGTGGCGTCCACAATGGTGCGTGCGGCCGGCACGTAGATCGGCATCGCTTCAGTGCCGCGCTGCTGGAGCTTGAACACCAATGGCACGTTCCAGTAGATGTCTTCGTAGACGCCGTACGCCGCGACCCGCTCGGCGTCGTCCTCGGGCATCCAGTCTGGCAACAGACGCGGGTCGGTCGGCTGCGCGGCGACCAACGGGAGCACGCTCGTGTAGGCATTACCCTTGGCCATAAACCGACTCCCATAGCTTCCAGTTGGCTGGGCTCTGAATGGTCCACTCACGGGCCGCCGCCCGCGCGTTGTAGCTCATGCTCTCGCGTAGCCCCGAATCGTAGATCAGCTCGTCCAGGTACTCAAGCCATTGGTCGGGCCGGTCTACCAAGAACCCAGTTTCGCCGTGGCGAACCGTGTCGTTGTACGCCTCGCACGCCGTGGCGATAACCGGGATGCCGCGCGCCGCGTATTCCACAACGCGAATTCGCGACTTGCACAACACACCCAGGCTGCCCGTAGCCAACGGCGCCAGCCCGATGTCAATAGCACTTAGTGCCTTGTAGTAGTCCCAGATGTCGCGCTGGTAGGGCACATAGTCGCAGTGGTGCCCGATCACCGGCTCGTAGTCCGCGCCAATGAACAACATGCTGGCGCGCTTGCCGCCAGTCAACGCGCGCACGGCGGGCGCCGCTTGCATGAAGTCCTTCAGATGCGAACCACCACCAGCCCAGCCAACTGTGACCGGCGCCCCTTCCAATCGCTTGGGCTTGGGAAGCTCGAAGATTTCCTCGTGCACGCAGTTCGGGATCACATGCACGTTGTCATTGCAGGCGCGCAGCTTCTTGGCCAATGGCTCCGTAGTGCATGTGACTGCGTCCGAAATGGACACAGCCTCCAGAAAGCTCTCGCGGACCGCCTGATCCTGGAAGTAGGAATAGCTCGGGTTAGCCCGGTCCAGGCCAATGATCCAATCGTCCACTTCA